CAGCCAATGCCCCCGATGGTCGCGGAACAGCCCAGCCGGTCCAAGCCAAGCTGACCAGCTAGTAGCATCTCGCCAGTGCGGCGCAGTCCCTGGGTCGCCAGGAGAGAAGGATGACCAGGAGAACACAGAACTAAGGTTCTCCATGGCACCCCCTCCACGAATTGGGTCACCTAAAAGTTCAAGCCCTTGTTCAGCGTAGTCCGACCAGACATTGAGTCTTGAAGCAGAATCGATGGGGCTGCTATACCCCAGAACTTCGCCAGTAATCGACTCGAACAAATCTTGCACAGGAGTGACATTCAGAGACCAGCGGTCGATGTCAAACTCGGGATTCTCTTCAAATATGGCAGCAATCCACTCCTGGTTGCTTTGGATTTGCGACTGCCGTTCAGACGCTTCCTGGTAGGCATACGGAGATGAACCCTCCCTGTACCAGCCTGCACCACCAACGTAGGTGTATACCTCTGCCAACACCCCTTGGGCTTGGGCCAGATTGCTAGGCTGCTCGTCGGTTAAATGGGGCATGTTGCTAGGGACCGCCTTCATGGCCAAACATAGGTACTCTGCCGCCGCTGCCGAAAAAACCACCCGATTGGAAATCAAAAATCCCAGCGAACTCGTGGTTGAAGCCCATGTGCGATTGGCTGATGACACCATAGTCCACGTCCGCAGGACTAAGCGTCCCCCAGCTATTCACGATTATTACCCAGGTCGGGACATCTTGCACCGTTGCATCATTGAAGCCGTTTGGGTTGTCGGTCAGAGCGTGACTGACATCGTCCAGCACCCACAGGGTCTGGTTGCCAAAGACGATGGGTTGGCAGCAGGTACAACCTGGGCTGTTGCGCTTCATGTTAGTCGCAGGGCTCTACGTCAACAATAACTACCAGCGTACCGTCCGGCAGCGGGAAGTGCTTGCCTTGTAGAAGCCTGCCTCGGTGAATAGGGGCAGTGACCGTGTTGTACCACGTTTCGGTAAGAGGCTGGTTGTTCGAGTCGTAGGCACCGCGAACAGCCACTAAGCCATCCTCGGCTGGTGCGGCCAATTCCACGCGCTGCACAGTCCCCGACCCAAACGTAAACGTAGGAGCATCGAGGGGAGGGTCGGTGACCGGGTCATAATCTTCTGGCACCGTACCATCGGCCGGGCGATCCATCGTCACCTTGCACTTCGTGAAATCGTTCATCGCAATTCCCAGCACGCCAATAAAATCCCCCGGCACCGGACGGGGAAGTTTCCTGGGCGCGCCTCGCCTGCGCGGATCGGAAGCCAGCACTTGCAGCACGACCTGCTCGACAGCTTTCGCTGAACGCTTGTCAAATATTACGTTGGTCATGGATCATTTGCCAGCTTGGTAATAGTTATGTTTTGACCGAGTTGCAGGGTTACACTACCCAGGCCACAGCCGACGAGGTCAATGCCATTGGACGACGACCACGACATTTTCCGCTGCGGGTCCAGTATGCGCGCGCCGCGCATTAACTGGATCGGATCGACAACAGACCAGTCCAGTGCTTCGGTGGCGCGGGCGAATGACAGTGTGCCGCTGATGTAAGCTGAGTCGATCGCCCCCGAGACGTACGATTTATTGCCGCTGTAAAAGCACACCCCTGGGTGGAATACACGCAGGACGGTGGTGGTGGTGGCTCCCTCGGAAAGTTCCAGTGTGCCGCCCAGCACCTTTATGTTTGCCCCCTCCCCTGGTATTAAACCGAAGTCTGCGGTGTCGCACCGCACAAAACCGCCGTTCATCGTAATTGTTGAGATGTCGTCCAAGTCCGCACTTGGGCCGATGTATACGGTTGCGCCCCGCCCAACGTCTACCAGCTTGTACCGCCCCCTGTCTGTGACCGCATCGGGAGACAAGGCAACACTACCGCCGTAGACGCACGCAGTGGACCCGCTTGTCGCCACATCAGAATTAAAGGCGACTACATACTGCTCGTTTGGCAGCGGTGTGCCAGTACGATGAACTGTCAGTTTGCTGGCCAGGGCAACCTGCTCGATGTTCACGTAGCGAGGTCCAGCCCCGCTGCCCTGTCCGATGATGAATTCTGGGTTAGTGCCGCTGCCAGCATCGTCGAACACTGGCCTGCGTTGCCGCCACTCTGGATACCATGCTGCCTGTGGCTTAGGTCGACCAGTTTCGTAGTCGAGTCGGTTCATGGCGGGCAAGCCAAGTTGCCTACCTGCAAATCCCATCTGTACATAGAGGGCGGCAAGCTCCATGGAGTTGTAGGGCAAGCCAAACAAACAAGAGGCTTTGCTGCGGTGGTCGAAATACACCGTGTCATTGTTGGTAGGGACACCCCCCCCCGACCAGTTTTCTCCGTTATCCCAAAACCACTTCCCGGTCGCTGACTGGACAGTAGCCTGAGTTAGCGACCCATCTCCCGCCGTATTCAATGCCATGTAAAAATAGGCAGCGACACCGGGAGGTCCGGTAACAGTTACTACCGCACCAGTACCGGGATAGGAAGCCGAGAATTCCGCCAGTTCTGGCATCTCCTGTCCCCCAAGGTTCCTGCTTTCGTCGTCCAGGAGGTTGTCGTCATGAGCGGAGGCCCCAAAGGCGCGGTACACCTTGTCCGCCACGTTCGCAACGGTGAGACCAGACGAACCCATCGTAATCTTGCACCCTTGACCAATAGCACTCCCGGTCTCGCGGTGGTACAGGCTCGGCGGATAGATGTTAATGTAATCCCCAGCCGCCCACGTCCCAGTGATCGTTATTGTGTAAACCTGCGGCACCTGCGCGGTACTACCTAGCCAGTATTTCGTTGCCATGATATTCGCTCCTATTGATTTTTTCCGTGGCCTGCTCGACCGTGAGGTTCGACACCGTCACCTGCCGTGTGCCCTGGCTGTAAAGTAATGTTAGTACCGCGTGGTTATTTTCGTCGCTCGTAATGTCCAGCACCTGCCACGCACGCACCGCGAAGGTGCTGGCGGACATCGCTACCGCATTGTCCTCGGACAGTGTGACCGCTTGCTGGAACTCCCCAACTGTAAACAACTGCGATGTCCCAGACTCGCCAACACTGGTCCCGACAACGTATAGTTCTGACGATGGCATCTTGCGAATCCTGGCTTTGTCCCAGCGGTAACATCAGGCCACTTCCAGGCGCGGGTCTACATAGACCCAGCTACCCCCGCCCTTCGCCCACGTAATTGCCGCTCGACATAATCCGTTTTGCGCGGGGGTCCAGGTGTAGGTCATCTTCTGCTGCGTCCCAACACCGCTACCTGTCCACGCGCTCACCTCGTCGGCCGGTAGAGCCGCACGGGTCACTGCCGGATTAGCTCGCCGTGTCGAACCGTACTCCTGCTGGGCCGTCGTACCTTCCGAGGGGGCGAACACGTCACACCAAATTTCGTCGTCATATAGAAGGCCGCCACTTGCAAAGTAGACGGTAATAGTGACTTCGCTTCCGCCACGAACCTTCGCCAACAAATCGACACTCCTGTGCCCGTCGTTCTGCGAACCGTAGTTATTACGCGACTTCAGCGCATGGCAGTATCGAGCAGAACTGACCGCTGACATCGCACCAGTATCTCGGTAGCGAGCAGTATCCAGCGTCGTTCGACCGCCGTAGTCTAACTTTTCCGTTAGCCCCTCAACGGGTGCCGACACCGTCCCGCTGCCGCAATACTCCGAAAGCATGACTTGATCTGGCGCGTCCGAACCGTCGTTCCAATAGTATTGGGTCATATTGAAATTGTCACCCACTGCACATCCCGTAAAGAGATGCTGCTGCCCCTTGTTGCTGGGATGTGGATTTACGCCCTGGGTGTGACCACTGATGTCCACAGCCCGGTAAACTGTTTGTGCGCCGTAGGCATCGTTTAGCAGGAATGACGACACCCCCGCAGAAATTGCGCCCCCGCGCCAATCAACCGATGCCTGCCGCCCATTCATGAACAACTCACCCTGCGCGGCGGACAGCGACAAATCGCAATTGCAAAACAAGGTCCGGCTGTCGGTAGAATAGTTCTGCCAGAAGCGGTCGTGAACGTGAAAGGAACAGTCGAAGTAATAGGTTACGCAATCATTGCCATATGAAATAAATAAGTCTGCCCCTGTTGCATCGGCGCGAAGAACAAGCCCCCACAACGACAGGACAGCATTATTTCCCGTCTTGATATTGTAGTTCCCAATGCCCCTAAAAGTCGCGCCCGCCTCATAGGCTCCAGTCGTCGAATTCGCAGACACCACCGTTATCGGTTCACCAAAGTTTCCCCGACCCAAATATGAACCGAGTTCAATATGGCCAGTCGACGAATTTACGTCCTGGTCGTGGTCACTCGCGACCCAGCAGGTATCGCCACGCCGGGTAACGGGAACGGCACTGGTGATGTTCACGAAAGCGTCCGCAAAACTAGAGCCGTCGTTACTGCCTGTTGCATTCGAGTCGATGAAGAATTCGGCCACGGCAGCCTCAACTGGTCTGTAAGAACGGTGTCGTCGCAGGCCGCCGGTCTTCTTGAGTCGGCTGCGCCGCGCCCGTGAGCCAGTCCAAGTAACTGTCTACAACTTCCATGCCCTTCATTTGTTCCGCCACCGACGCTGGCCCAACGTCAGAAAATGCCGGTGATGCACCACTCTCCCCCTGCGCTGCATGGATCTCCGTTAGTGCTACACCCTCGATCTGCAACTGCCGAAGCTCTCGCATATAGTTACCCAGTCGCTCCACCCATCCCGCATGCTCTCGCTCGCTGTACATTGTCATCTCCTGTCGCCATAGGCGAGTTGGTTGATCTTTTGTGTGGCTTCCGTGACGCTAACGCCAATGGCAGTAACCTGTCGGGTGCCACCGTCGTAGTGCAGTGTAACGACAGCGTTGTTGTCCGAATTGACGGTCACGTCTAATACGCGCACTACGTTGACGCTGAGCTTGCTCGTTAGTTGCTGGAGTGGCATAGTGCTACCTTGGGATCTGGTTGAAATCTACTTGGCGGCGTGTTTCCCAAAACGTGAAAATACCAATTTCGCCTTCTGGCAGCTTGAAGCCGTTCTCGTCGAGCAGCACTGGCTCCGCGCCAACAGGTGCCTTTTCGAGTTCCGTAATCCGCCCCTCACTAAGCTGGTATTCTCGCTGGGCTGGAGTGCCCTCAAGCTGCTCCTTCCACTCCGACCACTCCCGCCCCCTTTCAGCTGAACCACGATACTGATAGCCCCGCTCCAGGATGGCGCGGTCCCAAGTCTCTTCGGCGGATGGAACACTTCCCATCATGGGAGAGCCAGACTTGTTCGCTTTTAGTGCGATCCGAAACGTCACAGAGTAGAACTTGTATTCCGCCTCAGTCATAATTTCACTTGCCGTCACATCACGACACAATGCTGTGCGTGCCCTCGCGATATACTGTCCGCCAAGGTGCCAAGACCACTTGTTTACCGCATCACTAAAGTTTGCGATATAATTGGCAACCTCATTGAGAGTGTGGACGTTTTTCTGAATCACCACTACCCCACGACTTGCTTCCTGCTCCAGAGGTTCGTCGTACATCTTCCCGGCAGTATTGACAATTTGCCACCCATGAATGTCCTGTTCAAGGATTCGCGTATACACCTCCCGGTCAACACTGTACTTCGCCGGGCGGTCCCACGGCGGCAATATTGTGTCGTCCTCCTCTTCTCCCTCACCGAGGGGCTTATACGACACATCCACCTGCCACCGCAGCAGGTTTACCCGGTTTTGCTTGACACTAAATTCGCGTGCGTGTGAGTACAAAGACTCGTCGCCACGAAACCGATAATGTTCCCACAGGCGAGGAATTGGAGCGGAACCGCCAAATGCTATCGCGTCTTCCACCAGAGTGTTTGGCCCATACTCTGGGTCGTCAGTCTGAACATCCCACTTGACCTTGTAGGTCGCCAAGTTCTTGTCGTTCACGGTTGTTGCTGGCTGTTCGCGCGAGTACACGACTGACTCGATACCCATAATTCAGCACCTATCTAGTTTTTCATACCCTTGATTGACGCTACTGCCAACTCAACAAACGGCGCAGACATATGGTCTAAAAACGACCCCAGGTCTTCAGCCATCTTCGCGGTACTCCTCTCCAGTTGCGAATCTGGCCTCTGAGCCGTCTGGGGGCCAGTTGGTCCGTCTTGTTTCACACCCGACTGCAAGTCCCGCCCTTCCTGGGCTTTGTCGCGCAACCAAGAAAGCATCCCCCCAACCTCGCCAAGCAGTTCCTGCCTCTTTCCAGCCCGACCAGACTTAGCCTGGGCGGCATCGAAGTGCTTCGTGTCGATCCCTAGTGCCGTCTGCCATTCCCGCATCCCCTTTGGCATATTCATTCCCCGCAGCATCCCACTAATAGCAGTAGCGAAATTCCCCGCTGGTGCCAGCAATGACGGCAGTGTCGAGATTGCACTCCCAGCGACCCCCGCCGGGGTTTTCTCTAACATGTCCTTAGCCATCTTGGCGGTGTTTTCCGCTATCTTCTTGGTGTTGACTACGATCTTTTTTTGGGGGTCTACCGCACCAAGGTTCCCCCTCATGGCAGCTTGGTACGCCTCCATGGTGCCGAGTTCCAATGCCTGGGAAACCCCCCTTTCCTCGACCTCCTTGCCACGGCCGGGTTGTAGCTCGATCTTGTCAAGGCCCGACTTTCCCAAGAACCCAATGAGCCCACCACCACCAGAGCGACCCTTGACCGCTGACCCAAACGCTTTCAGCCGATCCCACACGGTTGTTATATTGTTCAGGTCGCGCATTAACGCTTCCTTCTTCTGTATCTTCTCAATTTCTCCCTGTTTCTTAAGCGCGGCCGCTTGGTCCTTCTTTAGTTTTTGCGCCTTTGCCTCTGCCTCGGCTGCCAGCCGCATGTTTTTCTCTTGCTCTGCTCGCCATTTTTCACTAGGAGTCTTATCGGTCAAGACCTTGTTCATTTCCTTATTGGCCTTGTGGATCTTGCGTTCTAGTCGCTTCCACTCTTTGCCTATCGCATCCTCGTTTTTCTGTATCCAGCCAAACGATATCCACTCCAGACTAGTACCGACGGAGTCTATCAGTACCATAAAGACACCGTGTACCGAATTAGACAATTGCTTAAATGTCCATTTCAACGCCGCTACCGCAACCTTTACGGCATGCAGGATATCAAGGAGCTTAATGATCGGGGGGACCATTGTTTCGACACTGTTCGACCAAGAGTCGCTCTTAACCCTCGCCTTCTCAAGCCACTCGATTAAGCCTGCCATCTCGTCCGCCATAATACCAAGCGAGGTCGTCAACGCTTGGTTTGATACGGCGAGAGAATCCCACGTCCCCTTCAGGTTCTCCATGGCCGCTTGGAACGGTGTCATCTGCGATTTAGCCACCTCTTCCATTCGCCCCCCATAATCCTTTAAGCTCTCCTCGACATCCTCCATTACTATTTCCATGCCAGACATTAGCTCGATAAATCGCATCGACTTTTTCTGGAAGCCCATCTCCTGGACAGCCGCCACCTTCCGCTCAGTGCTGAACCCCCGGAATGCGTTGGTCATGTCACGCAAAATGTCTGCCATGTTGCGCATGTTGCGACTTGAGTCGAAGACTTTCACGTTGTACTTCTCGAAACCCTCCGCGTTCTCAACTGCCTTGTGTTTGAATTCACGCAAAATGATCTGTAGCGCGGTAGCTGCCTCCGCGCCTTCGATATTCATACGTGCAAATGCCGCCAACAAGGGAAGTCCTTCATCAATCCCCATCCCGGCAGCGCGCAACGCGCCCGAACTTTTCACAAGACCTTCCGCGAAGTTTTCTGTGTTGGTCTGGGCAAGCGTTGTGACCGTCACCAGCTTGTCCATAATCATTGTCATGTTTTTCAGTTGGACAGTGTTGTCAACAGAATTTAACTGCAAACCATACAACGCACCGGCAGCCAGCTTCGTAGCCCTTGCTAAATTGAAATTACCAGCCATCGCGAACTGTGCGACACTCGGCATAGCCTCCATAGCCTGCTGGGCATCCATATTGGCTGACGCCAACTCGTAATACGCATCAGCTACTTCCGATGTCGAGTGAATCGTCACCTTGGCGGTTTCCACCGCTACCCGCAACATTTGGTTCCGCTGAAAAGCCGTCACCCCTTTCATGATGGCGAGCGAATGGGTCATGCTTTGCTGAATCTGCTCGTTGGAACTGTGCAGCTTAAAGAGTGCTACCGCCAAGGCTGCCGTGGCAGCAGTGGCAACAGCGGAACCGGCAGCAAATGCCGCAACAGCGACGCGCGCTTTAGTTAAACCTGCCGTCAAGGGAGCGGTGTTTGCCAGCACATTCACGATTAAACTTCCAACTGTAGCCATCAGGGAAGTCCCGCCATGGTCCTGGCTTTAGTTTCCATTTCCTCGGGTGTCATCCTGTGACTCCCTTTAGACACTTTTCCACCGGGGACGTACTGCTCCGGTTCGTGGAAATTCATCCTGCCGGAACCTGCCATTCCACAACGAACCGACTCTATTTCGTTGTGGATGGTCGATGCAACCACGCCGGTTTGCATCCAACTGTCTGGCATGGGCTCAATAGTGCAATACACCATCCATTCGTCCATTTGTCTTGGGGTCATGCAATCCAACATCCCGTCCACATCCAGCACCCCTAGCTGCCTCGCTAGTCGGTAGGCAAATCTTCGCCGGGGTGCGCCTCGCAGTTTTTTTCCAGTTCCTCTAGATCGCTTTCCGTAATGCCAGCCAGCTTTTGCGCCGCATCTGAAATCAGGTTACTTGTCACCGAGTCCATATCCAACAGACGGTCTACATCTGCCGATGTAAACAATGGCTCGCCCTTTTCGTCCACGACACACATGACGATTAGCCTCGGCTTCACTGTCATCATCCCTCGCTTCGAGAGCTTCCCGGTCTTGTCGAGAGTGTCCGCCTCGAACTGGCTACGCTCTCGCTCGGTCACAGAACGCAGCCTAACCGCACCAACCGGAGTATTGACCGTCTGAAACATCCTCTCGGCTGGAGCTAGCAATTCGCTTCTCCCTAGAGTCATAAAGTAACCTCTATTTCTTCTTCGATGTCGTCGTCATCGGCGGCGTAACCGCCAGCAGCATCCACAGCTGCATGTAGCTCGTCGATGGAGTCAGACAGGACAGATGGTACAACGTCGCTGGGCGGGCCGAATTCGCCGTCTTCTGCTCGCTTCTTTGCAATGGCGGCCACGATGTCTTTCGCCAGCAAGGGATTGACTCCCGCCAGTGGGCCGAATATCGCGCCGCTGTGGCGGCCAATTACACCAACTTGTCGCCCGTTCAAGAACACGCGGTCAACCACGGTTGGTGACTCTACTGGCCCGCTCGGTGTGACGCTTACCCCCACAATCTGCCGCAGTTCAATATCCATAGTTAGCTTCCCGCTGAGTAAGTAATTATACCTGACACTTTAATGGTACATGTCGCGGTCATGAGGTCCGCACTGACCATGGTCGGCCGAGTGTAGTTCGTTGCGAACCCCTCAAACACCTCCGCACCGCCAGAGGTCTCGCCGGGCTTGATCGGGTAGGTCATCGTGATTGTCTCCACGGCTTTAGTAATCATGCGTGTGCCAGCGGCGGGGTCGTAGTAAAATTCAAGCTCCTTTTCGCCGTTGTCAATTAAGTCACTCGGCTGAAATGTCTTGTACGACACGTTGTTATTAGCCGTGTCTCTTTCTGTCCCCAGGTGAGTAGTCTCAACCGCCTCCCGCGCCGACGAACCACTGCCAATCGATGTAAACTGTGATGTGAAGCCGCTTGTCCCAAACGAAATCGTTGCTCCATGTCCAGATGTCGCCATTCTCTTCTCCTCGTAATTAAAGGGTTATGCTGTGAGTAATGCTAAAGTCCAGGCTGCGCCTGCGTCTCCACGCATCACTGCCATCTTCGGGGGGAATAGAATCATACATGTCCCTCTCCAAAAGGCACACGTCAATCCCAACGCTGCCGACTACACCGCTGTAGCCGCTAAGTGTTTTGCGAATTTGCTCCCCAGCACTGCCTGTGTTGTTGCCCACAAACGCCATGCCGTCAGGGTCTGTTGCCCACACATCAATTTGGACTAGTGTCGTCGACTTCGCAAGCTCGCCGCCCAAGTGGTAGTAAGGCTCGCGATTAAATCCCGTTACGATAACTAGTCGCTTCTTCGGCAGTGGATAGGCCGGGATGTGGCCCAAATAAATTCGCCCATTCACTGCGTCGTTAATTTTAGCGTTACTCAGGATTAAGTCGCGTACCGCCAGTTCCACCGTGTTCGCTGTCGAGGTTGCCATGGCTGCCCTGGTGCTACTTAATGCTTCTTATCAGTTGTATCTGCCTGCGTAGTTCCGCAATGAAAACCCGCCGCGTGGGACGTTCGGACTTCGTTATCGTGTGGTGCATTAGCCTCTTGGGCGGTCGGGTGGCACTGCCGTACTCGACTACTGCCGGATAGAAAAACGGTTTTCCCGACTTATCCCGTGGGATATAGTCTCCACTTTGTCGTTCTGTCCGCGTCTCGATGAGTTTATTGCGGCTAATATACAACCGGGAACCGATCTTGCCTTTATACCACCCGCGCTTAGCCCGAATCGCACGCTTATTGACCGTATCATGTAACGCCCCCGTATCGTAGGCTGCACGGGCGACATTTACCCTGTAAACCGGCAACAAAATCCCCCGTACAGCTTTGGTGCTTGCTCGTCGCAACGCCATCTTTGCGCCGCGAGGGTCTTCCGACATGAAAATCCTGAGCCTACGCAGGATTAACTTTTCACCTGAGACCAACGTGGAGACAAAGCCCCCTGTCTTCATTGTAAACCGGCGTGCTTCCGAGGATCTTGTCCCACCGAAGCGGGACGTGGAGACAAAGCCCTCTGTCTTCATTGTAAACCGGGCCACTATTCTTACCCCTCGTAAACCACAAACACCTCGATGAAGCGATTATTGAATTGCTGCACCGAAACGAAATTGTAAACCTTGCCGTCGCGTATGCGAACCATACGATCCGAAGCCTTTAGCGAATCAAAGTTGCTTGACCAACGAAACCGCAGTTTACTGGTGGCAGCTGAGTTCATCTGGTTCGCTACCTGCCGCTCGTAACCGCGCAATGGTAACTCGTCCGCGAAGACTTCGCCAACCGTTTCCCACTGGTCGTCCGTATCCGGCCAGCCATCGGAAGCAAAAGTCCGCACCTCTACTTTGAAACGAGTTCGTAGGCCGGAAGACCTGCCCATGCAACACCTTTTCCGAGACGCAAGCCATTTAGCAACCACTCCGCATTGTGCGGTATAGTTTTGACTGGCATGCCATCACTAGCATTGGCAGGGTGGTCGAACCATTCTCCTGCCATCAAAATAATAGCCTGCCGCGCCTCTTCAGGAACGTCTGTTGGATTAGTCCCGTAACCAGCAGTGTAATTGATTGTAACACACTCGGTTACATTGCGAGGAGTCGGCCACGTCTGATTGTATTCGACAGTAACACGCGCTGGCTCACTGCTGGCTGTTACTCGGTAGACGCTCGACGCCACCGTTTGTGTTACGCCATCGGTATCGACGTACTGGATGTTGGTCACTGACAGTAATGGCGAACGCGGGAGCCATATTTCGCTCGGAAACCTATCCAACGTCAGCCGCCATGCTTGGCTTATGAATGCGCGGTACGTGTATGCTTCCGCACGTCGCCGGGCTGCCCGCACAAGTTTCGACAAGTGTGCGTCGTGGTCACTGTCGGTTACGCTTAGCGCGGCGCGCACCTCGTCGACCGACACTGGCTCGACTGTCGGATGTGTCGTCAGGAGAAGTCCCATCGGTCACAACTTTCTTTGCTTTGGCTGGTTCACGCTTCGGTGGGTCAAGATTCTCGGCAGCACGGGCAGCTACCAGGGCTGCGCCGATTTCGTCGTCCACGTCCAGTATGTCGCCGGGCGAACCGGAAACCGAACCGGGTGGTCCCATCGCGCGAGTCTTCAGTTTTATTTTCATGGCAGTAAAGTTGCGGCGCGGAGCAATGGCCACTGCCCCGCGCCGCCTGCGAAAGGGTGAAAGTTAAGCAGTGCCTTCAGCGGGGCTGACATGAGCCTCGCCAGACACGTTAGTTCCATGTGTACTAATTGCAACCTTGCGGCTGCCGTACTGGATGTAACTGGCGGCCGCAACAACTGCGTTCGCAGTTGCACGGTCTACCACTAGACGTACATACCGCTCCACGGGCTTGTAGATGTCGATATAGAACGTCTTACTGTCGTCCGTGTCGGCTATCGTCTGGCTAGTACCCAGCAGATCGGCCGCATCACTCATATTCGACGCTGCACCACTCTGCACTTTTATCGACGTTGCCGCACTACTGGTAATAACACCCATAGTAACGGCTATCAAAACGCCCTCGGCACCGGACATGTCAAGTGTGGACCCATTGATATCAGACGTTCCCGCCACGCCCTCGGCTGGCGTAACAGCCGGGGAGATTTTCGCATTTTTAATAAGCTGATCCATTTTGGAGTTCCTTCGTTTTGGGGTCAGTCGGTCTTCAGGCGGGCAAATGCCTCTTCAAGCGTCGGCATGCCGTCTGTTTTGAGTCGGAAAATGTAGCCAATCTGTGACGTGGCTGCGTAAAGCTCTTGCAGCACTTGGACCTCAAGGTCCAGCGCGTCAGCGATCTCGTAATATCGCCAGTTTCCAAGCAGTCCAACGTATAGTCCCGACGTAAACGTGTTCGGAACCCGCTCTGACTCGTCGAACGGAAAACCTAGAATATTATCAGGATCGTCGCCCAGCAAACCACGACCGGGACGCAACAAGGGCTGCCCGTCGCTATCTTTGAGCTTGGCGATAATCGAAACCGCATCGCGGTGGAATAACCATCGCGCGCCGGCACGGGCACCACCAGTTCGGTACTGGGACTTGAGCGAATATTTCGCATTAACCAATCCATCGAAGGTGATGGATGTGGAACTGCCCGTCACGACATCGCGGCCGGTGCTAATTCCATCACTTGAAGCGGTAAACACACCAAGGGGCTGCTGCGCACCCGAACCAGTCAGGTAGGCATCTTCCATGACTTCGCCGGAATCGCGAGAAGCTTCAAACAGCACTTCCTGCTGAACTAATCCGCCTAGTCGCCGCACAAGGTCGCGGCTCACCTCGATGCCACCAGTTAAGTGGTGAGGAGTCAGGGACCGCTTGCCATATTTGAGGGCAGTGTCGCTGGTCGACACAGTCAACTCGGACGACCAGTTAAAGGTTGACAGCTTCGCTGTTCGCGCTCGAATGCCAAGGGTTCCGGCAGATGGAACAGTGTGGACCCGCGCAAACTGGCGGACGAACAGCAAATCGTCAACTTCCTTGAGAAGCTCGCTAGCGAACTGCTCAGAAGCAACTAAGTAACCTGCACCCTCTGCATTATCGCTTTGGAGTGCCGCGTACTGTTCTGGCATCAGGTGCGATGCCGGGCTGGCAAGTGCAGCAGCGAAAGTCTGTCGGTACAAGTTGCTGCCACGCGCTGTGGCGGGCCGCTCCTCGTACTGCGGTCGCCCGTCCGTTCCGAAGCGATTACTTCGGTACAGCACTGGCGAGGACTCTTCACTTTCCGCCGACACCTTTGGCGACTCAATTTGCCTGGAGTCGACGAGGTTGGCGGCCTGGGCTTGCGACAACTTGTCTAGCCGATTCACTTGCTGGCCAATATCGCTAGCATCTGCCAGCATTTTGTCGAATTGGATTTGGTACTCACTGTCGAGCATTCCAGCGTCGTCGCTGCGCTCGTCGTTGAGCTTTTGGGCTTGCAGAATCAAATCTGCACGCTGGTCGCGAAGTTCTTGGATTGTTGGCGGCATGATTTCCTCTCATGGTAGGGTGGTTAGGTCATATCGGAGCAACCGCTAAACGGCTGGAGCTTTTCCATAATGGTAAACCTCGGACGCACGCGGGCAACCTTTCTTTTCTGTCGGCCGCAAACTCAAGCCACTCCACCAGTTGCGGCGGACAGCTTGAGCTTATTGCGGTTAGACTGGCGTGTCGGTCGAGACAGTCGCTGCCGCTCTGCCTCAATTAGTTGCACCTTCGTCTGGATGCCATCGACCAAACCAACGTCGGCTGCCTGATCTGCTCGCAGCATTCGACCGCCGCCGAAATCGGCTTCCACTGCCTCGGACGACACTCCACGATGCGCAGCAACAGCATCGCGGAAGCGCAAGTAGGTATCCTCGATGTCCATCTCCATTTCGAGCAGAACATCTTCGGGAAGCGGAGCATATGGATGCCCTGCTGCCTTCGCTGGGGGTGCTGCAACAACAGTCGTGATGACCCCCGCCGCTTGCTCGGCTTGACTTACGTCCGTATGGACGGTAACCACGCCAATTGAGCCCACGGACGCACTTGTGGTTGCGTACACCGCGTCAGCAGCTGTACCTACAAGCAGTGCAGCACTTGCCATCTCGCTGTTTGCCAGGGCGACAGTTCGAGTCTGCATGGCACTAATTTGGTCCGCCAACTCAAACGCGCCGTACACCTGCCCACCTGGACTGTGGATTTCGAGCAAGATGCTGCCGATTTGCGGGTCGGCATCGAGCCTGCTGAGTTCTGCGCCCAGTCTTTCGGTGCTTGTTCCGCCCGAACCAGCCGTCACCATCGAATGTTGCATCATCGTTCCAAAAAGCGGAACAATCGCGACATATCCGGCTGGTGGACCGCTCGCAGCGGCAGAATCGATTTCGCGCATCGTGTTTCCGCTTGCCACAGCGACAAAATTAGTCGTTGGACGATTTACAGCGCGTTTCTCGTCGCCGGGCTCGCCTTCGCTGCGAAGAGCCACTAATTCGCAAATCTCCTGCAACTTCTCAGGTCGAATCATGTGCGGCTGCCGATAAATAGCTGATAGTATTGCGTGGTACTTCATTTTAATCTCCTAAAATATCGATTTCCAACTGCGACAATGCTGCTGCCTGATTGACAAACAGATTGGCTGCCTCGTAGGGCGGTCGCGTCAACGAATCGAGTGCGTCAACGTACTGGTTTTTTACGGCTTCAAGTTCTGGGTCGTTGTACGGAGGTTTCAGAGACAGTCGCTCAAGCCATTCGCAGTAATGCACACCACCTCGCTGGGCGTGTCGTTCCGACTGGCGAGACAACGTCCGGCACAATCGTCGCTTCGCTTCGCGCTGGTCCGGCGCAGCAACCGCTTCTGCTTCATCTTCTTCGTCCGGCGGCGGCGGCAATTGGTCCTCAAAATCCAAGGGTGCAGCCCCTGGACCGGCCGGAATCGTCTGCTGGACCGCCGTGGCCGGGATCATGTTGCTGGGGACAAGATATATGTCTCCCTGCGAGCCAATATCGTTCAAACCTTGCATTTTCCGCCCATCGTTGGCCGAATATATGCCCCATTGCCGCCAGGAAGCAACATGCGACGTAATCGCCGCCAAATTCGTCCTTTGGAGCGATTTTCGATCCATTTCCACGAAATGACTGCCGCTGGACTTCTCCTGGGCAGTTAATAGCTTATTTGAAAGCTCTTCTTCCCATTTTTGCAACCATGGGTCCAGATCGTCGTCCAAATGCTCCTGATTGGACTGTTCGAGGCTGTTGTAGCTCTTTCGGGCGGTATCACCCAACTTGTGCGGCTGAATTCCGATCACATTTGCGATATCGCGAGTTTTATGCTCCAGGGTCTGAAGCATTTGGGCATGTTCGGGCGGCAGATTGAGTGGTTTAAAGTCGCTGCCATCCTCCAACACCATCCACCGATGGGCCTGCCCTAGCCCAGTGCTGCCCGCATGCACGGCGGTAATGAAGCGTTCCTGCTGCTGCTCGTCTAACCCAGGCGGCATAAACAGTATTCCGCTCGACAATGCGCCCTGTGCAAACATCTTTGCGCCGTAGTCGCGCGGGGCAATGGCGGAACCGATAGCGTCGGCAAGTGTTTCCACGACAGGGAAGCCCCATAAGCCGTTGTAACTCAAACCCCGAATGTGAATCACGTCAGCTGGGTCGATCACGATGGGGTCGTTGCCGATGCGAGTGACATACTTAATAGTCATCGACTCACTGGCACGATCAATCTTGGATGGCTCGACTATTTTGTTTTTGCCAGTGCTGACCACTGCCATGCCGGTACGATCCGGCAACAGCGGTATTGCTTCGACAGCGCGGTTGCCTACGCGGTTCAGCTTCGCGATGCCGTTGCCCCAAATTAGCGCGTGCAACTGCAATGTCCTGCGAAGATCACAGGCCGAATTGAAGTCGTTCGCACGGGCATTGACCAACGAGAAGTGCTGATGCTCCGTTGCGTCCTGGCTGCCCTTACTGGTGACTCGCTTTATCGAAGCGGGAGGCTTGGCTACCCCGTTGGCAATGATGTTGCAGCCTCGCCAAAAGCTGGCCAGCCCCAAAGCACTATCTTCGGTAACCTGGATGCCAGCGACATTGGCGCGAGTTAGCCCGAATGACCGCGCAAGCGAGGGGTCACGGGGATGTGTCAGGTCTATATTCAAGGCTGCGCCGGTCAGGGTAGCAGCAAATATATCAGCAATCATGATTTCGCCTTTTCGGTTCGTCGCACAACGATAGCGCGGGTGACACCTATATACATCAGCACGCAACCACCCAGGCCAATCGCCAGCAAGGGACTAATCTGGTAACAAACGTAGCCAATTGCTGCCATGCCGGTAATTACGAGTAAATCGTTAAACATAGTGGACTGTCCCTGTTGAAGGTGAGGGTGGAACCGCAACCAAACATTGAAGTGCGACCAATGTGGCAACTATACCGTCTATTTTCTTATTAGACGCATGGTAATCTGGCTTTACTGGCCGCATGTTGCCGTTGTCGTCGGTTTTGATCTGCACGTTGTCCGCCATCCAGTCCATAACAGGGCAGCCGCCAATGTCCAAAGCTTCCTGCATCACCGCACGCTCCAATTCCTTGCAGGGCTCGGTGAGCGCAGAATATGTTTGCCGCACCTTAACGCACGGTATGCCGTGGTCATCTTCGAGGATTTTGCGTGTCGACTCAGCGTTCCATGGGTCGTAACCAACCAGCCTCACCTTGTACCGCTCGCAGTCCCGAATAATCCGCTGGTGAACAACGTCGTAGTCAATACAATTGCCGGGTGTCGCAGTCGCGCGCCCCTCTTTCACCCATGCCGACCAGGGAACGTGGTCCCGCTGCTCGTGCTGGAGTATTCGCTCGGACGGAATGAAGTAGTGCGGCTGGACCTTGTATCCCAAGCCCTGCTTGTACAGCATTACCCATGCCGTTACATCAGTCGTTGATGACAAATCCAATCCACCTACCACAGGCATGTTCTCTGGCTCGAAACCTTCGGTCTGCGGCGAGGCACGCCACTTGTCCATCGGCAGCCACCGCTGCTCTTGGCTTGTCCACTGATTTAGGTGAAGCCGTTTAAACGTGTTCTCGAAGCTAGGCTCAGCAAGTGCCTTGGCATGCTTTCGCTGCAAATATTCAAGCGGCAGACTTACATCTAGGTTAGGGTTGGCTTTGTACCACGCTTTCTCGTCCTGCCAGTCGTCGCTGTCTTCCAATTCGTAGACAACCGGCAGGAACGCCGGGTCGACGAGCTTGCCATCACGCACCTGTTTGGCATAGACGTACTGCTCCCAGCACACACTATTTCGGTCGTAGCCGCTGGTACTAATATAGATTTCGAGCGGCTGCACTCGTGCGCCGGTACTGG